GCATAAGCAGGAACATCCGTAAGACCAGGAAATGTAGCAGCTATGGTAAGATCAGCATTCAATTCTGATAAAAGATTGGTATAAGTTATCTTCCTTTGCCCCGTACCATCAATATAAGCACCAAGTTGATCAACACCAGTTAAAGTTGCAACTGCCGTTAACCTACTAAGATCTAATAATGGAGACCTATTTGCCCCTATAGTACCTCCCCCAGATAAACCAGAAGTTGCACTAGTAAGTATAGATATCCCAGTATGATCAAAGTGTTTATTAGCATCATAGTTAGTGATAGCATCATGATCTATATCTGTTGTTAAGTTGTGAGTATTAATTATTGCATCATGATCAATTTCTGAAAGCAAGGAGTAGGGAGTTAACATTGCTGCGGTATCTGCTGGTAGAATAGCCTCATCCAACTGTGCGTAAGGTAGCAACATGGCTGCGGTGTCTGATGCAAATATAAATACACCATCACTTAACGCAGTATTAAAATTAGCTTTTGAATCACTAATAGTATACCCAAGTAAAGTTGTTTGTAAAGCAAAATTAGTTATGGCGTATGTAGCCGGACTTACAAATTCTAACCCATCTGGTGTAGCATTAACCATTACTATATACCCACCAGAACCAGCATAATTAGCAGGATCAACGTCTGTTAAGGTTATAAAGGCCCCACCAACTCCAGGCGGTATTGCAAATGTACCATCGGCCCTTAGAAAATTAGCCGTACCACCCGCACTTGCCGGAACTAACCCGAGTGTAGTAGAAGTAAACTTCCTAGTACCATAAGATCTAGAAAGCATAGCCCCGCCAGACCACATTATAGTATCCCCAAGTACAGCATTATATGATACTGAATCTATAGGAACTATTACTGGGCTAGCATAAGGACCAATTAATACACCAGTTCTATGTCTATGTTGAGCCACTTGACTAAACGTAGCTATAGAAACTAACAAACCTAATAATAATAATTTTAACCTTTTCATATCTTTAACTTATCCAATCAGTACCATTACTATATGCCATAATTCCTTCATCACTTATATAAATAACTTGACCTGCTGGAACAGCCGTGGGTAAAGCAGAAGAAAGATAAGAAGGTAATTGAGTCCCTGTTACAACACCTAATTGATTAACGGTGATATACCAAAAATCACCACTAGCGTCTTCTACCTTTATTTTATCAGTCGCCGATGGTGTTACCTTATTAGCAGAAGGGAATACTGCCCTCCATATCCTACTAATCCTAGTATTTAAATTAGTAATACTTACCCTATTTCGTCTCGGAGTTGCAGTTGACATCGTTTAAACTTTATTAATTAACTAAGATCTATGTAATATTCAGTTGACATTATACGATTAGCATGACTAATTACATCTTCTATTTCCTCTGCAGTACAAAAATTATCATCCCCAGCAACAGTAGGACGAAAATAATACTCAATCATTTCCATCATTTGACCCAATAGAATGATTTTTAATTCACGTAATGTCATGTCTTTCCCCCTAGAACCAATACGTATATCAGCCCCATGGTCATTACAATAGTTTGCAAACGCAAACCTCATCATTGCTAAAAATTGTTCTTCAGTCATTATATTTGTACTTTATCAACAAACATCGTAAATGCAGAATGATCTAATGTTGTACCAACTGGTGAAGCTTTTCTCGCTCTACCATCAAAAAGAGCAAGATAACCACTATCATGCATATTATTAGAAACTGCTATTGGTGGAAGAAAACTAGCATATTCACTTAAAGCAGAAGATCTATACGGTTCTCTTACTTGAAACCACGTTGTACCATTGTCAGAAGTACGCCAAAAAACAGTTTCCATTATAACAGGAATTAAACTATTATCTAGATCAACCGTAGGAGCACCTATTGGAGCTCCCCCAACTTGATAACTATCATCATGTGAATAATAATCATTGGCAGCACATCCCTCATAAAAATTATTAGCTTCCGTAGTCTTTATCCTATAGTGTTGACGAATAACTAAATAACTATCATCTTCAATAGTTGAATACTCTGGATGAAAACTATCCAACATTTTATAATTATCCATTCCATCACTATCAACTATCCTTCTTAAAATTACATCAAATACTCCATCCCCATACACAACTAACGTTGGTCTACTAGCATAAAAATCTACTTCTGCTGCAGATGAATATGGATTTTTTATAGAGTCTGTAAACAATGAAATAATATCTATACTAGTCCAAGTTGTAGTTGTAGTATTATAATAAATAACATAAAACCCTTCTAATCGATTAGATTTTCCAGAATAATCTGGAGTTGCATCTACATTCCATACATAATATATAGGAGTGCAAATATATGGAATTCCATCTTTATCAATCCACTGGTCTAATGCTGAATAACTAGCGTTAGCAGTGAGAGATACATCACCAACTAAACAATTAGCTAATAACTCTGCGCCAGTTACATGACCTCCAGTAACTACGTTTTTACTAAAACCTCCAGAACCAACAGTATACCTAACTATATCATTCCAAGTTACCCCATCATCAGATTGTAAATATACAATATATTTATGTCTATTAGTAGCAGTAGTACCGTCCGGAGAAGTACCATCTGGTCCTTCATTTAAAAGACCAAAAAAGTGTAAACCCATTGATCTTTCTGGTCCTTTGCATAAGTGAGGATAAAAATACCAAGATGTACCTACCCCTGAAACATCTTCACATTCAAATATTCTAGTTACAACATCTGGAGTTCCAGCTAAATCTTCCCAAGTAACACCATTGTCTAAAGTTTTGATAAGTAGAACGTTGTGGTTTGGTATACCAGCTCCACCTATTAAATATCCCCTCATCATCAAAAAAATCTCACCAGTAGCAGGACCTTTTTGTAATGAAGGATACGCATAGTCATACGTAGTACTTGGTATCTCTAATACTTTTTCAAAATAATGATCTCCTGGACTTTCTGGATCTTCAATAGTTTCAGCAGCTAAAGATCTCCAAATCTCCATTGGTGAATTGTGATTTCCACCACCGACATCTAATCTTTCTTTAGCAATTATAATATATCCAGTATCAGTAACTATAACTACTGGAAAATCGTGATAGTCTTTATTGGCTGGTTCAGCTTCTGGAATTCCAACTAAGGGAGCAAATACACCTAAATCTAAATCATAAAATGTTGCATATGTGCCACTAGTATTACTTGCCCTATTAACAGCATTAGAATCTGCAGTAGCATCATAAATACAAAAATAAATTCTATTATATGTACCTTTATAATGATATGCTTGCGGAGTTCCGTTCGCTTGATTTAAATTATTAGCATGATATATTCCCTTATTACCAGTAGGTTCGAATATTTTGTAATTAGAATATGTAGCATATCTGTCATCCCTATGTTTTTCGAATGGCATCCATAGACTAGCAAAGTCTCCAACTACTGGAGTTAATGATGTAGTAGATATTTTAATGGCATAAAACAACTTAGAATCATCGTATGTTGTTGTAAAACCATCTCCACTTAGAGAATCAGCAAATCCAATATATGTATAATGAGTCTGATCTACATATGTAGTACCAAATATATATGGTGCTACAACAAAAGATCTATCATTATTTTGATACGATGTAAAAATTGTACTACCCATTATTAATCATTTATAGTTAATCTTTCAATAACATCTAAAGTATTTAATACTTCATCTGCTCTAGCATCAGACACATTAGCTAACATCCCATCAAACATGCCTTTCTTTAATAATGTAACTAAAATATCTCTAAAATCATGATGATATATAGGAACAAATAATTCCGTACTATCATATATTGTAGGAATTTCTCTTAATTGATTGTATATCTTTACTCTAACGTTCCCATCCAATAGAATAGATTCACTAAATGTTGTAGCTACAACACCACTAACATTATCTGCAAGCTTATATGTGAAATCATACTTACCATCTAACATGGGAGTTTCATCTGTTCCCATAGCAATCCCGGTGACACTATCTACTAAATCAGCAGCATCAATCAAAAATACTAATTCACTAGCGTCAGCAAATGCTCCACCATTTAAATCATATAGGTTTAATTGATCATAAACCACAGATACTGCATCAGAACCAGTATATGTTACATCCAATAAAAGATGATATTTAGCCGCTGTAACGTCATCACTAGCTACAATATCTGTAACTTCGGCCCATGGAGCAGTCCATCCTGTAGGATTATCAACAGCATGATAAGTGCCCGTATCATCTGTAAGTTGTAGAGCTAAGTTATCATTCTGCTCCAAAAAGCTAATACTAAATGTTAATGCCATAATTATTTCATTTTTTTAAACATCATAAACGTAAATATAATCGATATAATAAGCATAATGAACAGTTGCGGCATTAGCAGTAGCACTCCAACGTATCTGAAAATTACCCCCAGTACTTACAAACTTTCCATCAACTGGATCAACAGGAAGTGATGTTAATAGACCATAAGCTGCAGGAAAAGTAGTACTAACTTCATGAGTATTTGATATAGGCACACTTCCAACATAACACTGGACAGTAGCATCCATATTAGTAACAACTGATGCGGTTGAAGTTGGAGCCATAACTCGTATTCCAGTTACAATGGCCCCAGTAGGTAAAAAAACCCCAGAATCGTAAGTAGCTCGTGTCGAAGCATCATTAAATGTAATTCTACAACTAGCTAGTCTTTTATAAATAAGTTCTGGGATAGCAAAATTATTAATAGAACTTGCACTAATTAATACATTAGTTTCAAGATTATTAATATTTGCCGCTTCAGTTGCAAGATCATCTACGAGATCTGTATATTTGTTAGCCATCTTTCCTTTTTTATGGGTTATACAACCCGCTTTTCTAATTCAATTATTATATCTGTTATTGCATTCCAATCATTTCTAAATGCTTTACTCCTCGTTTCTTCAGACTTTAATGTCATCTCATTATCAATATAATAAGAAAAACGTATATCAAAATCAGCTGTTATACCATAATGATCTAACCCATTAACAGTAAGCCATTCCTTATTAAAGTAAGGAAATGACAAATCTCCAATATATCTCCTATGTGTAGGATCACCATACGCCCTAACATTCATATAATGTGGCGCAGTAATAGTAGCTTTTGCCCCAGGTTTCATGATCCTATACAACTCATCCATAAACTTTATAAGACCATCTTTTTTCGGTTCTAAGGCCTTAACCTTAAATTCTTCGAAGGAATTGCAATCTTTTAAAATATCTTCCCAATTATCGTGAGGTATGTGTTCAATATAATGTGAACAATGAACCTCATCAGCAGTTTCATCTTCAACTGGCCAGGGATATTTAGTTAAATCATGAACTAAATCCACGCCAGAAACATCTGCTATATCAATTCCAAACCATCCTTTTTTCTTCGTTTGGCCACACGCCAAATCAATTCTTAACTTATCTTCCATTAATAAACAATATCTGTGCGACTATCATAATGTCCAACTAAAATAGACGTGTCACACGCGAATTTAAATCCTTTAGTTTGAGCTTTTCTATAAAAAAATATGTCTTGAGTAGCTAATCTATCATTACCAAATTCATCTTTACCTTGTTCTGTTTTAAACCAAGGTTTAGGAACTTCATTAAACATATTTAACTTAAATAAATTAAACCCCATACCTAAAGCGTTTGCTTCCATCAGGGTATTTAATTCTGGTTTTTGAGGATTGTAATCTCCGGGTTTATTAACATCTCCAAATATCATTGGAAAACCGTTCTCCCCTTTACCCCAATATAAACCGCTAACTACATCATACTTATCCATGCTCTTATACAGATTTAATAATCCATCTGAAGGTGGCATGTTATCTTCCTCAATAGTAAGAATATATTTAAATTTTTTTAAATAATCATTTCCCAATATATATTCAATCAAACTTTCATATGCCGCATCCACCTTCATACTTTCTGCGAAAATAGGACCAGCAATATTTTGATTTATTGGTTTCTGTAACTTCATCCACGATTGTACAACTCTCGTGGGAAACGTACCCCTGGTAGGACAAATAATAATAGTCGAAAGATCCTCATACATTTTAGATCGATCGACTCTAACTATTGATTCTTCAAGTTCCGCATTATTCCTACCAACAGTCTCTGTTGTTAATATTCTAGGTTCCATGAAAAAATGATAAAAAGGAGGGCCTCGAAAGGCCCCACTTTTATAAATTTAACTATTAATCGTGATCACTAGCATATAAGTAATCAACGTAAATATCAAAGTCTGCAGTTACACCAGTAGCAGCACCACCAGTTGAAATAAATTCAACTAATAAATTACCACCAGTTCCAATATAAAGACCATTGGTACCAACCGCTAGTACAGCAGGAACAACCGCAGTCTGTAAGACCAATACCGATTGAACGTTACTATTACTAGCAATTGAAATTGCCCCAACGGAAATTCCAAATTTTGCATTAGATAACGAAGCACCTCCTGTTACCGCATTTGCAGTAAACATTTTAATACCTGTTACGATAGCCCCAGTCGGGATATAAATCCCAGTGTCAGTTGGAGAAACCGTAACACTAGCATGTCCAGGATGCACTAAGTGAGCCATTGCAGTCCTCTTAACTGTAAAATCATTTGTAGCCATAACTATAAATTTTTATTAAGATTAAACTGTAACAATATCAAAAGCACCAGGACATGATGCAAACCACGTATTCAGTACTCCAAGTACGTTTGTCATCTGAGTACCAGTCGAAGGTACAGGGATAGCAACAACCGTAGTTAACGGTGCTGATTTAACCCATGAATCAGATGAAGTATAAGATTTATCACTCTCAATAACTAAGAGATCATAAGTAGCGTCAACAGTAGCATAAGTAGTCGGTTCCTTTACAGGGAACGTAGTCCTATTAGTAAAGCCACGATAACTTTTTGCAGATTTCTCAAGATCACGAACCTGTTCCCAGTTTCCTGATCCATGATCTGCTTGTGTAGTTACAACAGCCGTAGAAGTCGAAGGCCATTGTGTCCAAACACCAGTTGTCGGATGCACATATAAGAAAAATGCATCAAACTGAACTTGACTAAACTTATCAATATCTGTTACAGCAGTGCAGCATTCGGGAATTTCTCTACCAGTTAACACAACCGTAGTAGCGCTTTCAGTTGCCTGTACTCGCCTACCAGGATAAGTGTTAATCTTAGCCGCAATAGCAGTATTAAATGTTGCTAATGTAGCAGTAGTAGAAATATACCGAAATGTTTGAGTAAATTGTCCAGGATGTTCTTTCAAATCCTTATACACAACGCGAACTAAATATTCTGTTCCAACTACGGGAGTCATACCAGTATCAGTGTAAGTAGAGACTTGCTCTCCTTTAGCATCATAAGAGATGCCTTTCCATGATCTAACTAGTGCTCCTTCAATAGGATCAGAACAGATAAATCTGCGAACGCCTGTTACAGCGGTCCCATCAGCATCTGAATAGTTGTATGTGTCGCCAGTACCTTGAATGATATAGATAGTATCTGTATCAGTTATAGTAGCTCCAGCGGCAAGGATTTTCATGTTTTTATCCAGTACGACAATTTCCCCGTCCGCAAGGTTTACCGTACCGTCCGCATTATATATAATGAGGTTTGCTGTGCGGCTAATATCCTTGCCGATTAATAATTTGTCTACTCTTTTTAACATATATATTTATATTTGTAAAATAATAGTATTACTATTTTACTCCATAGTACTTACTTCAACCATATGAGTTTGATATCGTGGTTGTTCAATATTCTCTAAAGTCATATTAACAGCTAAACGAACTATCTCATCGTGAGTATGTACTGGCAGATCTATCGTGACATGTACAGTTGCAGCATTTGCTTCAGCATAATTAAGAATTCCTGTAACTCCGGTAAACGTTTCTCCAACATTATATGTAGTTCCATTATAAGTAACGGTACTAGAACCAGCAGTTCCTCTTACTTCATATACAGTTCCAGCAACAATGCTTCCAGTAGCAATGTCAGTCGATATATCAATTTTTTGGGGTGCCTTAAGATAACGAAGATAGTAACGGACAACCCCGTAATTACCATCTCCTATTAATTCTACAGTATTTTGATAGAACAACCGTAAAGGTCGTGCCTCATCATAATGTAATATATGATCACTATAGGGATTATCAAGTAAACTAGAATAAGTATCAATTGTAGCTTCCTTTATCGGAACACGCCTTTGTGATTGCAATATGCACGCTCCACTACCAGTATAAGTAGTAGTAGCAGCTACAAAATAATCACCAACAGCATAATTGAGACCATTATGAATAATATTATTTGTTATAACATTATACACTTGACCCACAACCAAACTACCAGTTACTACACTAGTCGAACTATCTGATATAGAATGATAACCAATTAGACTTTCTTCACCTAAGGTAAGCCAATATATAAAACTCAATGAACTTAAATCAGCAATATAAGAATTAGGTTTAACTGTCCCAGTTCTACAAACTAGACTTTGTTCTCTGATAAGAGTACGTAAGTCATCTATTCGTTTCTGAGATTGCTCAAAAGCTTCCCGTTTGACATTAACCCCACTGTATCTAGTTTTTACAAATTTACGTATGGCGATATTTAGCCAATCATCTATTTCTTCAACTAAAAAAGCAGGAAGCTCCAGAGCAGTTGTTTTATCTAACTCCAGTTTAAAATTCTGATGTAGTTCGTCAAGAGTCATTACTTACTTTTACTTTTTTTCTCAGGTTTTTTTTCTTCCTTAGAAGCATCTTCTTCAACTGTATCATCCCCCCAAGTTGGCTCTTCTGTTCCAAGAAGCTCCTCTTTAGTAGAAGTTTCTATCATGATAGCCATCTTTAAGTCCTGATTCTTTGGATCAGCTAGATAAAATATTACATCATCGAGACTGTGGCCAATAATGTCGCTTCCATATCTATATACATTTTTAGTTTTGCGTACTACATTCTTAGCTACAGCAGTTTCAATTAAATATACAATATCCCTGTTTTTATTATCAATCCATAAATCGATAAATTTTTGAGGATGTCCATCTACCAGATCGAACAGTACATTTTCTGCCTGTTCATTACCCATAGCAGAAGCATTTTGGCCATAGAGCCTTAAGCAACGTCTGATATCTTCAGCTGACATTTTGTCAAATTCACGTCCTGCCCGGCGCTTAGCTTTGTTATAAACATTAGCTTTCTTGGCCTCTTCTTCTTTATTTATAAGAACATACCTAGCTCCAGCTTTTCTTTCAAAGATAGAACCTGCTACATTCTTATGGTTTTTTAAAAATAAATACCTCAACTCGTCCATTGGATCATCCGTGCTCAAATACAAATCTTTAGCACCAACCCTAATCCCAGACCATTCAGTCCAAAAATCAGAACCTGGAGATAAATCTCGACCTAACTTAGCACCTAGCCTAGTGGCATCAGCTTCAGTTAAACCTGTATAAACACGTCCAGAACGAGTGAGATATGGTCTAAGGGAGTCGTAACAGTTACGATAACGAACGAGCCCTGACCATGCATTCCTGCCCAAAGGGCGCAATATTACCCACATAGTAATAGATTGATTTTACTCGTTTTTAAATATTATTCTGCGTCGCAGTAAAGCTCACCAGAAGTCGTAGGATCTTTAAGCATGATTCCTTGCTCACTCAAAAAGTGAACTTGGTAACCATCCCTAGAGTTAGACCTCAAGGTACTAGCAGATTTCGCATGTCCTGCACCAGGGGCTACTGAGCCACCAGTGTACCACATCGAAAGTTCACGATCTTTTCTAACAACTTTCTGTACATTAGATTCTCCATCACGCATACCGTAATCGATAAACGTCATTCTATAAGACTCGAGAGGCTTACCAGAAAGAGGATGAAGTTTCCTATTATATACAGGATTGTCATAGATTGGAAAGTGCTTAATTGTTAACTCTACGCCGTTAAGTCCTTTATAAGTAACGAACTGTCCACCAAGACCGAGTTCTTGTCCAGAACCACTAATGATATACGGAGCAAGATCTATACCGGTGTACGTAGAAGCTTTAGCTCTAAGTACCCTATCAAGTTCTTTCATACCCATCTCCCCAGTTAAGGCAAGGAATTTCCTTTCACCAAAACCAAGAATATTGTAAGATAGATCGGACATAAAAGTATCAAGTGTTTCTAAGGTCAAAGTTGTATATGGTGTTCTATTTGCAGGAGCAATTTGCTGCAGCAAACCAGCACCAATATAAACTGGGCGACCATTAGTACCAAATACCTGTACTGAACCGTCAATTCTGGCATTGTATTCAGAATACATAGTTTGTCTGTCCATTCTTTCATACCACTGTCTCATGGCAATCCACTCTTGGTACACTGACCAATACATGGTTTGCTTCCCAGAACCCGGGTCTTTGAAAGAAATAACCATAACAGATGAATAAGCATCCCCAGTAATATCATACTGCATTCTCATAGTCGTCAACTGATTCCTAAGTTTGAATGGAGTTTGATAGTTTACAATATCAGCCTCATCACTATATTCCTCATAAGCAGAACCATTTCTACTTACTTGTTTTGAAGGGGCCAATAATGTAGGATTTACATAAGAATTGTCTTGGCCATCTGCCATAACAACTGTGTATACGAATTCATCACCGTCTTGGTAAGGTTCTCCAACTACACGTACCTGATAATCCTTATCATCAAAAGCGAGGATAGCGCCGGGGCCGAACCACCGTTCTGCTAACCATATTTTAAATGGAGTTAAGTTAATACCAGGAGTGTCATCGGAAGTAGTAGCTGTATCAACAGCTGCACCTCTCCACTCAGCAGCACGAATTTCGATTGCCTTATCGTGTTCGATCATGACATCCCATTCATACTCCCTATTTTCGACAGTTTGTGTGCGACCTACACCATTAGTAATAAAGTCGATAATATTTCCTTGGTCAAACCTACCAAAAATATAGGATATAACCGGAGAAATCTTATGCGGCTGAGTTACCAATGCATTAGATAGCATGTTCTCGTCTACAAGTCCGGAAAAAAACTTAGTACGGTATAAAGCTAATGTGTTTAAAACATTATTTTCCATAACTAAATTAAAATTAAATTAAAATTACAATAACTGATCGCTCAAAAGTCTTAAACCATCAGAAACCGTCAAGTCTTGGTCATTGTCCTTAGTCTTGGTTCTTCTGCTCTTCGACGTTTTTAGTTTCCGTTTCAGATCTTTAGCGGCATTCGTTTTTTCCTTTCTCTGCATCTTCTCTAAAATGGCATCACCCATTAAAGTAAAATAGGCGGACTCAATTAAGTTCTTGGCAATATTAGAAGAATATATCTTCTGGTACTGCGTTTGACCTGTAGAGTCAGCCTTAAATATAGCATCTATCAATTTCTTCTTTTCCTGATCAGAAATTGGAACTCCGCGAATGTCTTTCAGCTTTTTTACATATGAGTTTACGTCATCTAAAAATTTTTGTTGCTCTTGTTCGACGAACTGATTGGCTTTTTTCTGATCGCCTAATAGCCTTTCCGCTTTCTTCTGACGAAAGGTTTCAACACTAGAAAGTGATTCTTCAGCCTCTTCATTCAAAACACCAGCAGTTTCATATCTCTCTATTTTCTTAGAGATAAGATTTTCACTTATACCTTTATTACGAAGATCCTCGCGAATAATTGCTCTCTGATTTTCTTCATTATCTATATCAAAATCTCCTAAATCTAACGTATTAGAAATAGTATCTTCATAAAATTTTCTTAAGTTACCACCATTAAGTACAAACTCATTAAACTTTTCTACATCTTCATTTGCAAAGGCGGGTTGTGAAGCTTCTTCTACAATGCCTTGCATGTAATCTATAACGTCTGAAACAGACTCAAATTTTTCAGTTTCATTTAAATCCCAACCGAGTTCCTCAGCCATTTTCTCCATAAAGAACTTAGAGACATCTGATTCAAACTCGCCTAGATCCTCTGGTTCAGAATCATCGGCAGCGTCATCATCTTTATCTATCCCATCGACCTCATCTACTTCATCTTCATTGTCGTCGTCCAGAGTGTTTTCGGAATCATCGGAATCATCCTCATCATCATCTTTTTTAATGATGTCTTCTGGATCTACTTCCGGAATACCACTTCCTATGTCTTTAGGCATGCCAGGTACATCGGAGCCAATTAAACTACCGAGATCACCTAACGTAAAACCATCAAAAACATCCTTTTCGTCTTTTTTAACCATAATTATTTACTAGTTGTCGCAGGCCGTTTATTTGCTGCCTTGCGTTTTATTTCCTCATTAACTTTATTAGACCGTATAGTCTCTTGTAATTGCCGCCTTTTTATAGTGGCTTCCTCTCTTTGTTTATCTGATTGCAATTGTACTTTCTCTCTTTCCAAAGAATCATCTTCAACTTCTACTTCCCCCGTTTGTTTAGACTCAGCACCAATCAAAGCTACTTGAATTGCTGTTTCAGAATCACGTATAGAATCTTCTTCAACTACACGTAATTTCTCCATCTCAAGTTCAGTTTGCATTTGAACAGCCTGTTTCTGTGCTTCCTGATTAATCCTAGCCATTTCTTCTTCACGTTGTTCCCTAGCTTCCTCAATATCTTCAAGCCTTTTCTTTATTTGACTGACATTTTCAGTAGTTAATAAATTAGCAGCATCGAGTAAAGAAGCCCCGTTTTGCATAGCAGGTTGAATAAGACTCCGCAATGCCTCAAGATTCCTATGATCCCTAGTACTATCACTTACAAATATATCAAAATCAGAATATATAAAATCATCCGTTACTTCAAAGAAATTCCTACTTAGGTCATCTGTAAAGTAATGCATATATTTCTTATCATATTCTTCTATTGCAAACTTAGCTACATTTAAGAAGCTAGTGATAGCATTCTTTTTAGCTAAATTATGTGTCCAGAACAAAGGTTCTGTAATATGAGAAGATTGAGTAACGGACATTTGAACATTACCAACAAGTTCTCGTTGTTCTATAGAACCCTGGCGTTGCTTAGAAACCCCGGAAAGTTCTCCAACCATATCTTCGATCTTACTCATAATCTCGATGTAGCCAGCTATAACGTTAGACATAGATAAATCTAATGCCCCCATCTGATTCATAGCTGCTGGCTTACCTCCTTCACGGCCTGGTATATCCCATCCCTCTTCATAAGGATTAATAAAGTTAATCCCTAATGAACTAAGAATGTGTATCCATCTATCAACATCTACCCCCATAGATTTTGGTATCTGGGTTATATCCATGTTTATAACCTTACCTTTATCTCTAGCTAATGCCAATTCTAACCTATACCATATTACAATATACATATACTGTAAGGGTTTCATTACCCCAACGAGAGACTTACCACGCGAATTAGTATCACTATAAGTAACTCCGATATAAGGTAATTTCTTAGAATTAGGATTATCCATAGAAGTATATTGATACTCTATTGGTTGTATTCCAACATAAACTCCGTCATGATTAATAGAAGCCCCGCCTACGCGATAACCTTCCCATGTTTCTACAATCCAGTCCCATTCGATTTCTTCACCAGGAGCAGCCTTATAACCTTCGTCCATCATCGTAACGACCTCTTCGTTATTCTCATCATAAGAAGTTACAAAGGCAACCTTTTTAAAGCTTCTCCATACAGCATGCCAAACTGGTAATGCTGTCTGACCATACTCTTCTCCATATAAAAATCTAGCGGAGATATTCTCCTTATACATGACAGTCTTAGTATTAACCTGAGACCCAGTATTACCGCCAGATTTAGAAAGAGCACGCCCCTCCATTAACTCAAGAATAGTATCTAACTGTTCTTCTGTCATAATATCATAGAACCTATCATATATAGCAGCAGGTGCCATCTTTGTAGAATAGAGAAACCAGTCCCCGTCTTCGATAAGTTCTGTATCTACATTCTTATCAAAGTCACAATTCATAGGATTCATCCGTTCTAACACGGGTTCCCCATTTACTATTCCAGTATAATATATCTCTTCTCCAGCTATCAGACCGTCCTTAAAGCCCTTGACAAACTCATTAGTCATATGGATTTTCTCCCTATAATAATTAAGTATATCATTGGCAGAACGTTCCCCAATAGTCTTAAAGTCTTGTTTAAAGTACTTGTCAATCTGCTCCGGAGCCAACGCTTCACCTTCTTCGGAAGGTTGCCCAGTGAACTCTTCGTTCATCTTAGCCATGACATATTCCCTTAACAATTTAGTTCGCCTATCAATAACGTCAGAAACTACGTCATCATTGGTCTGTATAACTAATATGTTAAACGGGCGTTTACTTTCTTCACCAAGCAATAAGTCTATCTTAGGCCTGACAATGTTCATATTTTGCGGAGTTGCCGGAAAACCATCATCAACCTTAAATGGATTGGTTACGTGCTTTAAATCATCTTCATTAAAGTTACCATTATATAACTCATAATTTATAAGCATACGTTCTTTACGGGTACGAGACCCTATAACTGAACTACTACCTTCTCTAGCAATTATCGCATCTACACACGCTTCTTTCCATTCCTGATTCTTTTTAGCTTTAGGAAGTTTCTGTGCTGGAAATATTGGCGCACTATCTTTATTTCTCATTTTTATGCGTATTTAATTACATCTCTGAATATCCCGTTAGGGAATAATATTCTATCTCTGTTAGTTTCTTCTTTACGTTT